ACTCAACGATTAGATATTTTTGTTACAGGTGTCGTTGGTCGTTCTATGGGAAGCGGACATTTTTCCGTAGATAATATCAATGAACTTACAAGAAATGCAGTAAAAGCTTTTAATGAAAACCTTAAAGGATTATAAAAAGCTTTTTAGGGACTTTTGGGGGTATTCAGAAACGGATACCCCTATTTGTTGGCACTGTGATAAACAACAAGCCGTAGACATACATCATATTATCGCTAAAAAAATGGGTGGAGTAAAAAATAACAGACTCAATAGAATTGATAATCTTTTTCCATTATGCAGGGATTGTCATAATCAAGCACATTCCAGGATAATTAAAATTGAAGATCTACAAAATATTTTAGAAGAAAAAATAAGGATTAAAGAAAACAATGACCGATATTTATTCTCTTAATTTTGATCCAAATGTACTTTCACATAAGGAAGAAGAACTAGGATTAGAATTTGCTGATAATGATACAGCTATAGATTTGATGAAAAAAGAAGAAAAAATGATAGTTGCAGAATTAACGCTTTATTATACAAAATTTGGCGGATATAAGAATATTACTGAATTAAATGGAAAAATTTATTCAGATAAAAAGTTTAAGGATTTTTTTGATAGATACGAAAAAACCTTAAAGGCAAGGAATCAATCTAAAATTAGATTTGAAACCTTCAAAGCTTTTCGTAACGACTTACGAACAAAAGTTGTTAACGAAAGGGAATTGGCTAAAAACTTATAGAAAGGAGTTTATATGAGCCAGAATAAACAAATCCTTAATTACCTTTCACAAGGTAAAAAATTAACCCCTCTAACAGCATTAAGTAAATTTGGTTGTTTAAGATTGAGTGCAAGGATTCTTGATTTAAGAAAAGAGGGCCACAACATAACTACTGAAAATGTTACTCGTAAAGGAAAAACATTTGC